GTCCTCCTGCAGGGGAGAGAGCATCTTCTGCATCATCTCAGCTGCCTTCTTGTCGATCCGCTCCTGAAGGCCCTCATCGGACCACGCGTCGTGCTCCAGCGGCTTAACGGCTGCCGCCCTCACCTGATGGGCGAACTCGCTCTCCGTCATCAGCTTGCGGTCATTCTCAAGGGCACTCCGCTCGACCTCCAACTGACGCTTGAGGTCCGCGATCTCCTGCGTCTTCTGCGTGTAGGAGGCTCGGAGGTTTCCCATCAGCTTGCGGCCGTTCTCAGGCAGGTGCTCCAGAATCTTCTTGTAGTCGGGCAGTCCCTTGTGGCCGCCCTTCAGGTCGGGATGGTCGTTGAGGTCAGCGCCGATCAGCTCATCCAGGGACAGGTCGTACTCCTCGTCTGCACCGACTGCCGTGTTGGCGGTTGCATTGGACGAGTGTGGCCTGGTAACACCATTGGTGCCGTTGGGAAGTGTCTCCTGCACGGAACCGCTGCTGTCTGCATTGGCCTGTGCAGGTGCTCCGACCGTGGTCGTAGGCGTGGCTGCGTTGAGTGACATGTTTGTGAGTGCTCCTTAGATCCGTGACATCATGAGTTTGTCCATCTCCGCGGAGCCCATCTCCTTGGAGCCTTCTTCCTCGTCCTCGCCCCCCTCTTCCATCTCCTCTCCGCCGCGCTTGGTCGTCTTGCGGCTGAGGAAACGCTTGAAGGAGGGCGACTTGGCGGCCATGCCGATGCGACCAGCCAGGGACTGGAGGCCGTTGTCGTCGGTGACCATGCTGAAGTCGAGGACCGTGTCCTCAGGGAGCATGCCCTGGTCCACCGCGTCGCTGATCGCCTTGCTGAACATGGCCAGGATGCGCATGAACTCAGCGGGCAGAGTGGTCATGGTCTCACCGCCAAAGCGGTCGTACTTGTCCTCGATGCCGAACAGAGGGAGGAGCCTGTTGGTCGCTTCGACCAGCGAGTTGGCAGCCTTGCCGCTGAACTTTCCCTTGGGAGCGGTCGCAGCGTAGAGCTCGTCCTCAGTCTCCTCGATCTCGCCCTGCCGCGTCATGGCCTGGGCGCGCATCTTCTTCAGTTGCATGGTCTCGTCGGGCGTCATATTCATTCTCCTTGCTATACTATCTATTGTGGCAGTGATGGTTGGTAGGAACTATCTGTAGTTGTGTAGGTAGTGCTAGCTTTTGGCTTCGTGCGCTGCAGCTTCAGCAAGCATCTGCTTTGCTGGGAAGGTCTCCACCACCGCCCTAGCTTTGTCTCCACCGAACTTCTGAAGGTTGTCGGTGTAGGTCCGTGCGGTGGCGTCCAACTCGTTCGCCTCACGACGCTTGGCCGACATGAAGGAGTCCTCGAACGCCTCACCTCCGAGGTCCTTCACGTTCACCTTACCGCGAGAGCGCATGATGCGCTCCTCATCTCGCTTGTCTGACACACGGCCACCGACCGAGTGAGACCAGAAGCCACTGCCACTCAGTCCCTGGCGCCAGCCTCCGGTCCAGAGTGTGGCTGTCTTGGCGGGCATCGAGACCAGGCGCTTGGACACGAGGCCACAGGTGGGACAGGGAATGACCTCGTCCCACTTGACCAGTGCGTCGAAGTCACCGTGCTCACTGCATCGAGCAGAGTAGAGGGGCATTACGCGCCACCGATGACAGTAGACACGGACGCCTCAGCTTCAGGCGGCATACCAAGAGGCGAGGCAGATGCGCTTCCTGCAGGCTTCACCTCTTCGCCGAAGGAGGGCGGAAGGCCGTACAGGCGGATGATCTCATCCTTCAGCGACTTGCCCGGTACGCCGAGCTGTGTGAGTGTGGGGATCAGGCCAACAAGCTGCTGCTTCTTGAGCAGGTCAGTCATCGGTGTGGAGCCGCCGTCAGTGGCGTAGAAGGTCCAGTTGGCATCCAGCTTGTCAGCTGTCACCACATCGGCTCCGTCGGGAGTGGAGATGATCATCTGCTCAGAGTCATCGATGAGAGGAATGAGCATGCGGACGTAGAGCAGGGCAGCCGATTCCAGTGTGCTGTCGCGGTCACGGGCCATCTTGCCCAGCTCTGAGGCGGTGTACTGCATGAGGGCAGAGACCTCAGTCGCTGTAGCCTTAGATGCCTCACCGCGCGTGAAGCCAGCCGTGAGGCTGCTCTTCTGGATGTCCTGCTCGATGTAGTTCAGGTAGACGGCGTGGTTGGAGCTGATGGGGACGACGGGGACGACGTCGATTAGACCAGACAAAGTATCAGAGTCGGTCGCCACCATCGCTCCATCCACGCCGGACGTGATCTTCGCCAGCGCCTCTTCATCGAAGGCGCCCTCCTTGTAGATGAACTGGCGACTGTCACGTCTGATCGCGTTGGCCCAGAACGTCCTAAGGATGTTCTTCTCGAACACCTGGTCGTAGATCCGGGACATAGAGGAATATCCTTCCATCGGCCGATCGGGCTCACGAGAGAAGTAAAAAGGAACCAGGTTGCTGAGAGGACGACCGTCGAAGGTGGTCACAGGAATGGTGTCTTTGGACAGCAACTCTTCGCCGTTCTTCCAATGTGACGACCAGAAGAGGAGCTCTTTGTTCTGGAAGTCGTACATCTCCACAATCTCAATGTAGAGGTACTCATTGGGAAGATCGGGAGAGTCACCGTAACTGCGATAGGAGCGATCGGTGTTTCGCTCGTAGTCAGTGAAGTAGTCCTTCTGAGCGACACCTAACCACTTCTTATTGCCGAACTTCTCGGTTGCCTCATCCACACTGATGTAGTAGACGTGGCCGATGAAGCGAGAGTCCTCAGGAGCAGCAACGTCGCGGTCTAGAATCACCTGCCAGGGAGGGACAGCACGCATGGCAACTTTGCTCGTCAGCGTGTTGGACTCACGGGGCGCCAGCTTGAGGAAGGAGTGTGTGTAGATGAGTGCCATCCGAGCGGCGTTCTCTACCTGCTGGCGGCAGGTCGACAGCCACGCGTTGGCCAACTCCTTGGTCACAGGCATATTGCCACGGCCCGTGATGTCGTCTCGAATCTCCACGCCCGGATACTTGGTGAACAGGCTCCCCATCAGCGACTCGATGGCGGCATAGGCGTCAGCCGTCTCCACTCTGATGGAGGACTCAGCGCCAGCCGAGTCAATGTCGTTGTAGAAGCGCGTCATATACGAGTTCTTATACTTGCGCATCGACGGACGCTGTGTGTCCCAATAGACAGTGTGCTGCATAAGAGCAGCGCGAATGAATTGGATGCGATCCTTCTCTGATCTAGCCATGCTGACTCCTAAGTATTACGCTCTGGGACAATGTGTTCAGTACCTACGCATTTCTTTTAGTGCGCCGCGTCCTCGGGCCTCACTCGCCTTACGTGCGGTGATCCATGCAGGCAGAAACGGCTTATCAGGCACTGCCACCTTTTGCACACACTGAAGGGCGAGGGCCAAGGCAATCACCGTGTCACCGTGGTGGATGCCGTTGCGTGGGCAGAAGGGATTTCCGCGGTCATCAACCTTAAAGGCCCTCAACTCACCTACTGTCCAGCTGTCGAGAACTGGGATGGCAACGCGTGAGAGTGCGTCCTTCAGTCCCTCTAGCATCTTGGGCTTGGTGGACGCATTGGTGGTCCAGTCGTCGCCGTCTGAGTCCTTCCACAGAGGGATGCTCATGTGCTTCAGCTCGGTGATGATGACGCCGCCCCAAGTGCCGTTGGATTCTACCAGCACCTTGGCGTCTTTCCACTTGCGTGAGGCGTCAGCGACGACCTGTGCCCAGTCTGTAGGAGTGTGAGAGTTGGAGCGTCTCACCTCCACCACACTGCCGCTCATGGCTGAGACCACAACCAGAGCGGAGTAGTCACCTCCGACGCCAGCGCCAGTGTCCACTCCAATCGCATAGCGGTCGTTGTGGTCTAGTTTGGCAATCTGACCGCCCTCTGTCTCCAGCTTCACGACCTGGATGTCCTTCAACATCTCAGCAGGGATCCACGCACCGTCCGTCTGAGCGTAGGCGTCGTCCACTGAGAGAGGATACTCGCGTCGGAACTTAGTCTCTCCCAACTTGCCCGCCATGCGGGCCATCCAGTACTGCTGGCCTGGCGTCATATCGAGGTCGGGATCGATCTCGAAGTTGTCAGGCGGATCCTGCGTGTACTCCTCGTGCGCAGTCCACGGAAAGAAGAGGAAGTTCCATTCCACCATCTCCGCCTCCCAGAGCTCGATCTCTCGGTGGAGGGGATCGCCCCAGTGGTTGGCAGTGGACTCAATGCAGAGCTGTCCGCCGTTGAGGGCAGCGATCGCAGTGGCCTTCAGCTCATCCGCGTTGGGCGTGAAGCTGAACTCTGAGATGTGGAGGCCAGTGGCAGTGAAGGAGCGGAGTCCTCCCTTGCCCTCAGCGGAGGCCGCCATCAGTGTGGCGCCAGTGTCAGCCAGCGTCATGGTGGTGGTGTTGTCCACACTGAGGGGCCGTTGAAGTGCTCTAGGCAGGGACGTGAAGAAGCGTCGCTGAATGTCGAGGATGTGCTTCGCTGACGCCAGCTTGTGTGACAGGGAGACATAGGTCTGCGCATCGGGCGCTGTGAACCACTTCCAGAAGAAGTAGGCCGCAACAGCGGTGGTGCTGCCGATCTGACGTGCCTTGAGGATGAGTGTGTCGTCCCCAGCTGCCATCGCCTCGATGATCTGAATCTGCTCTGAACGCAACTTCAGTTTAACAGGTCTGCCCCGCTTGTCGACGATGGTGAGTCGTGAGCAGAAGAGCACTGGATCGCTGATGATGTCCTTGGCTCTCATCGAGAATGTGTCTCAGAAGGATCGCTGTTGCCACACTCAACGTTTGAAGAGGCATCAGGACCACTGCACATTTGATGATGACAGCATGCGTAGATGAGAAGGATGAAGATCATTGACAGCATTGCACCAGGTGTAGGTTGGTTCTTCATCCCGCGCGTCTCAGCCACTCGCGCATCTCAGACACCTTCTCCAGCTTGGCCTGCTGGTTGCCCTCGTTCTTCTGGACGCTGATGATGCGGACCATCTCCATCAGGCCTGTCTTGCCCAGGAGCTTGGTCTCACCGCACTCCTCCAGGTCCTCGATGCACATCTCCAGAAGGTTCCACGACACCTCAGCGATGTCGCGATCCTTGATCGCCTTGCGCACCTTCTTAAACTTCTTGAGTTTTTCAGATGCGGTGGTGTTTTTGACGTCTTCATGTGCGTGTTCGTTCATCGAGTGCACTCCTACACCTTACATATATCACGTCACTGTCCCCTGCACCTTCGTGCAGCGAGAAACTACCGTCCACACCTGATTGTGTCCGATGAGGACTCTCACATCTCCTGTGCTGCGGATGTCAGTCACTAGGCCGATGTCGCTGCTTGACTCAGTATCCTGAAGGTCTTCGGCAGTGTGGGCCTTAGAGCCATCCGCGTACACGAGTCGGTAGATGCTTTCACCGGGGCGCTCCACGAGCACCAGGTCGCCTAACTGAAAGTGACTTCTGTCTGCAGTCCAGTCCACGATTGCGTTCAAACGCCTGCTCCCACAATCTCCTCTCGCAGAGCAATAGCCTCATCCTTCGCAGACCAGGGACTCAGGTTGTACTTCAGGTGCGCGAGGATGTGGTCGATGTCCGCCTGCGTGCACTTGCCGGATGTGATCTCGATTGTGAGGAAGGCAGTGATGCGTGTGAGCTTCTTCTTCATTACTTTCTGCGACTTCATGTGTCACCTGAACGTGGAGAGGGAGGGGAAGAAAAGGGGCAGGATCAAGACTCTGATGGCAACATAGCTGCCAATGAGTGGAGGCAGCACATGTGCCATCATGATGATGAACTCGTACACCTTCATTGAGAAGAGTTCTACAAAGAAGGCGATGATTTTGTCCATGCCTAAGTATATATGGCACAGCTAAGAATATTGCATAAATAGTGCAACTTTAATCTGCACTCTGTAGAGTAATGCATATGTACTTCTAGCGAGGACACACATGCTGAAGGACCTTCACACTGAAGATGGACAGAGGGCACTGGCGATCGGTGAGGCGTGTGAGCGTCGCCTGTGGAAGATGTTCAGTGAGAGCGACACGAACGCGCGTTGGATCTCAGGTGTGGAGGGAGACTGGCTCGCTGGTCACGACTTCATCTTCAAGGGCAAGCGTGTGGAGGTGAAGAGCAACGAGGGCATCTCCCCTTCAGGCTTTCTCTATGACACCTGCTGCTTGGAGTTGGAGACACGCGGTGGTAACACCATCGGTTGGAGTCAAGGCAAGGCTGATGTGGTTCTTCTTGTTAACCGCGCTCAGTCCCGAGGCTACTTCTTCAATGCTCAGAAGCTGAAGGAGTGGAGTCGTCACCAGCCCATCTTCTGGAAGCACGAGGCCAAGTGCACCAAGATCCAGTGGGACCAGAAGGACGCGGGATACGTGGACTGCTTCTCTTTGTGAGTAAAGTTATACAGCTTTCCACCGACGTGTATACTTACTAACGAGCCCAGTGATGGTGTAGAGGTTCTAATCCTCAGCTCTCTCTTCAGACTTAGACGTGGCGATGAATGGATAAGTCCCCTCTCCTGATGGTTTCGTCAGGGATAAAGTCGGGACGAAAGCAATAGTCGCTCAAATGGACCGCCAGCTGCAACCACTATCTGGCCCCCGCTGAGTTGATCATCAAGCCTCACCGATCTCCGTCCCACTGGAATCGGTCATTCGGGAAACCGGACGAAACAAGGCCAGACGAGATCGGGCGAAGCCTGAAGAGACCACCGAATAAAGACGTCGCCTGAAGGATTTAAGGGCGACGCTAATAAGGTGAATCAGAAATGCAGTAAGACGGGCGTGACTAGGTAAGGTCTCTCCCGTCTATAGTGGTCTCCTGCCTTAAAGACTTAGGCACTAAGGCAGCAAACATACTTTGTCGGTGTAGGAGAGGACGTGAAGGGAAGAATTGGCACTTCTACCAGCATGGTGGGACCTAAGCAGTTGCGAGACCAGGCGGAGTCTATCAACCTCGGCTTCTCTTTTCCTAAGAAGAGCGGTGGCAGCTACGATGCTCACCTTCGGCGGCACTGGCCCCTCATGTACTCTAAGATTCACAAGGCCTGGCAGAACGGTGACAGCGTCAAGTCGCTGAATATCAGAGGCGACTTTAAGGGCATCGTCACGCAGTGCTGGAAAGAGTGGAACGCGCTGCACAGTACAATTACTTAAGAGTCAGCGTGGTAACTGACGAGGCTCCGTCTCCATAGTCTCCGCCCCCCTCAGTACGTCTAGCTGCAGGGGGGCGTTCTTATCTCTTCTCATAGACAGCAAGGAGTCTCATGCCCAAGTTCTCTAAGACCTCTCTCGAACGACTTCAGACCTGCCATCCCCTCCTTCAGCTGCTGATGCTGAGAGTGGTGAAGAAGTACGACATCACAGTGCTCTGTGGCCATAGGACGCAGCAGGAGCAGGATGCCGCATATGCCAAGGGCACTTCCAAGCTGCGCTGGCCCATGTCACACCACAACGTTCAGCCCGCAACTGCTGTTG